GGCCGCGTAGCTCTCAAGGACAGCGAGCTGGCCAGACATGGATTGCTGCGCGGCCTTGACCACGGTGCAGCGCTCCAGGGGCAGCGCCTGCCAGCGCGGCAGAGTGCCGGCGGCGGGGATCTCCCACTTTTCCGTTTCCAGCTTCGACAGGTGCCGCGCACGGCGCTCGGCTCGCACCAGGTCAGGTATGGGCAACAGCGCATTGAAGCGCGCCAGGCTCTCGGCCAACTGATCAAAGCGCGTGGCCAGGAACATCAGGCACAGGGCGAACTGGGGGCCATCCGGCCGGCCGGTGTCGCTCACGTCCACCAGTTTGCCGGCCAACTGCTGCAGCAGGTTCGGTGCCGACAGGAAGCGCTGATAGCCGCGACCCTGACCGATACCGCTTTGAAACGGCGTCACCACCAGGCACGCCGGGGCCTCGCCCATCTGATCAGCCAATGCCCCACGGCCCGCAACGATCGCGCCCTGGGCGGCGTCACCCACCGGCCCCGGGTTGGTGCTGGCCTTGCCGTCCAGGTCCGCCAAGCGCTTGGCGGTACTGGCCTGCTCAGTGCTGGCCAGATCCTTGGCCGCTGACAGTTGGCCCATCCATTGGGTGGCCTGTGCTGGCCATCGCATTGTGACGGCGTTCCAGGTCATGCTGGCGGCGCCCATTTAATGGCCTTCATCACCTTGAGTTTTTTGTCTTTAAGCGCGGTGGCCAAGTCTTGCTTGAGATTGTCGGCGTGCTGCAGCGCCGCTTGTTTGAAGCGGACCAGGTCCTGGCTCACCCGGTGCAACTGGGCCGCTGTATGAGGGAGAAAACCTTTCACTTGGTTGGTATCAAAGCAGGCGTAACTGGCATCCAGGCCACTCAAGACCATACCCGTCAGGTTGATTTGATCATCCATCTGGCTGCTGTAACGGTGCGGCTCGCCCAATGCACTGGAGATAAATCCACCTTCGATATAGCGGTTACAGCCGGTGTTGACCTCCTGCAGCTTTTGTTCATACAGCGCGGCAAGTATTGCGCCGATATCGTCTACCCATTCGCCATCCTTCCACACCTGGTCAGGCCCTGGCTTTTTCACGGTATAGCCGCTGGGAATTGGCCCCAGGCCAGTGATCGTCAGCGGTTCGCCGGTGGCGATGCTGTAGACGATGAGGCCGTCGAAATAATCAACAAGGCTCCATTTTCCGTTGCTCCAGCAGGCTGCTTTATTTGCCGGGATCTTCGGCGGCGCCGTCTCGACACAACCGCCGGGGATCAGAAACACACCGGGCTCCAGGGGCGACTCTTCGGCCTCGGCCTGGCCGACATAAAGGCCCAGTTGGTTAGTTTGGTAAACCGTTTTGGTCTTCATGTTGAACCTCAATACTTGATGCAATACAGAAACGCGACGTTGATAGGCCGTGACTCATTGCCGCCGGATGCGTTTACTGTGATGTTGTGACTGTGAGCGCCTGCAGCGCCGCTATTGGCCGACAACGAAGCACCTACCGAGTAGTGACCGCCGCCTTGACCGGAGGCGATATTGAGCGCGATCGGCCAAATACCGTGGGAGTGCTCGCCCTGCACATCACTGCTGGCGGTATGGCTGTGCGAAGCGTTTTGACTGCCTTGCAAGGTGCCGAAGACGCGGCCTGGATCAACCCCTCGGCTGTCGTCCGCGCCGCGAACAAAGACTCCGCGCAAATCGGGAAGGGTGAAGGTAGAGACACCATCTCCTGCGCCATAGTAGGTATTGATCTGGGCAAACAGGTCCGCGTAGATCGCTCTGGATACATTGGCGCCGTTAGCTTTGAGATAACCGGTAGGAGGAACGTCCATAGCGAACGCAACAATGGCACCGGCAGGCACGATAGTGCTGGGGTTCAGGTTACCTGTGTGCCAAACCTCGCGTGTTGGCGTCCATCCCTTTTCAGTGTTTGTCACAGAACGGATCAACACACGAGGTTCTGCTAGCCCTTGTACAAAACCTATCTGCCCAGCGTATTCGCCACTGCCGTAGGGAATATTTACCAGCCCCGCATACTGGGAAAAGCTGGTGGTTCCTTCACCAAAGTAATAGAAACCACCTGGTAGACCGATAGTGTCGATCGCCGCCTGGGGGGCCACGTTCGACGCCAAACCATACTTGCCGATTTGAATAGCATCCTTGATGCCATAACCTGCCAAGGTTGTGGCCTTGTCCGCTTTGGTGTTTGGATCAAAGCTGCCGCTATGCCAAATGGCGCTTCCATTCCAACAAAGCTGGCCACCAGCAGCCATAGCCAAATCACCGGCCACCACAGTCGCCCAGTGAAAAATCATACGCGGCGCGTAATCAAACCCGCGTTGAGCGTCATACACCAATTGCGCTTCTCGAATTTCCAGCGCACCGCTGGTGTAAGTACGCCCTGGCACCGGCGCATACAGTTGTGGGCGCTTATCTGTGGTCCCCAGCGGCAGCGCGTTAGTGATGCCGTACCCGTCCAGCGTTGTGGGCTTCCCGGTGGTGATGATCGACCAGTCCAGGGCGGGGATATCACCTCGCACCAAGCGTTCATTTCCGTAGACCAGACCTTTGGCATTAATCAGCACCTTCGTATAGGTGCCAGGCACTACCCCCGTATCTGCCAACGTCATAGCAATGGTGGCATCGGCAGTGCCGTCAAAGGTTGCCGAACCTGTCGCCGCCCCGCTCACTGACAGCCTACGAGCTGTTTCCAGCTGCTTTGCCTTACCGGCAGGCGTGACGCCGCTAATCAGCTTATTGATCGCCTCCTGCAGCGCCCAACGAACTATGTTGACCGCCTTGGTAGTCGCCAGAATCACGCTGCTACTGGTGGTGTCGTCGTCACTGATGGCATTGGGCAGATTACCCAGCCCCACGTCGCCCTTGGTGGTCGCTCGGGCCCGCAAGTGCTGATAATCGCCGTTGCGCGCAGCCAAGTACTGAATCAGCGGTCCAGTGATCGGCTCAACCGTCCGGTGGTCCGTGATAGCGGTACTGGTGATAGACGCCAAGGGAATACAGAAATACTGGGTGCCTGCGCTATCCACGTAGTCGACCTGGTTAGGATCAAAAACCACCTTCCAAGTCGCCACGACATCGTTTAACTCGCGGCGTAGCGCCACATGTAGCCACACGGGCACCGGGATTGCTGGAAGGGCCAAGGGCAACGGCGCGCTTAATTGGATGCGTACCCCCTCGACATAGGCCAGACCTGGTGCAAGCTGGTATCCCTGGCCGACCTTTTCAACCTGGAACGCGGCACCAAAGAAACAGGCACGGCCAAATACATCTCGATTGCTCAGGCGCTCACGTTCATCTATGCCTTTAAGCCGCACGGTGAAGTCGTGCTGCCAGGTGCTGGCGTCGATGGTGACGCCAGTCAGTGCCTGGGCTCCGTCAAACACCACCAGGATGTTGCGGGTAACGTTGTTGCCCAGCTGCAGCGGGGGAATGTTCTTGCGCTTCTGCTGCAGCGGCACATAGGCCACCGCCAGCAAAACGTTTTCGGCGGTTTCCAGGCCGATCCAGTTCCAGTCAAAGTCCCCGATATCACTGCCCAACATCGAGCTGTAGACCACCTGGTTAGGGTTCACAAAACCAATGTTCTGTGGCGGGATCGTGTAGGTGTGCACAACCTGCGCTGCAGGCGGCTTTGCCGCGCTACGATCAACCGGCGCGTTTGGGTCCAGGCCCGGCACGTTGGCGAATACAAAGCGCACGACATCAAGGCGCTCTTTCGAGCCCAGTTTTTGGGCGATCAGGCTTTCACCTGCAAGGGTAATACTGGCTCCCATTGGGGCTCCTACAGGCTGGCGATCAGCGTTTGCTGGTCGTCGTTGAATTCCACCGCGACGATGCGCAGCGATACGGGGGTGATGGTCACGAAGTCATAGCGCCGGCATGTGCGGCCGTATTGCTGAATCAGCACGCGCAGCAGCTCAGGGTTCTGCGACAGCTGTGAGTCGGAAAGGCGCAGCAGCACCACGTCCCAATCCCGATCGGCCATACGCTCATCAATCTCGACATAGCCCACGCCCAGGCGCTGCAGGATTCGTTTGAGCCCTGCCGTACTGCCGGCGTCCACGGCATTGAGAAAGGCGAATTTGACCCGCAAGCGGTACAGGTTTTCCGGCTCGTCCTTGAAGCGGCTGATATCCCGCTGCCAGGCGAGCAAATCGAGGACAGTCAGGTGGCAGGTTTCGGCGTCCATCTGCAGCAGCGGCCATTGCAACCAGCCCTCTACCGTTTCCCACCAGGACTGTGCGGCGGCCTTCAACTTGGCCAATTGCGGGCCATCGAGCCAGAACGGCAAACCGAGCTTGATCATGGCAACACCACCTGCAGGCTGCTGATGCGGGGAATCGTCAGCTCAGACACGATGTCGTCATTGTCGAAGTGCAACGACTCAATGCCGGCGAACTGCTGGTGGAGTTCTTCGCCCAGGCGGCTGAATGAAAAGCGCGCCTGCGGATAAGTCAGGGTCGGCTGGTAGTCACCGGTTCCACTTTCGCGGAAGGCTGCACGAATAAACTGATCGACCTCGGCCTGCAGTTTGGTGCGCTGCTCGCTCGTCAAGACGGGCCGGGGCCACAACGACACGCGCAATGCGTGCTGGGTTTCGGGCATCACCATCACCAACAAATCATCGCCATGGCCATGGTTGCCCTGATCGCGGATGTGGGCGTTGATTTGCTCCAGGTACGTCGCTGCCGGCACGTCAGCTTCAAACAGCACGTAGGCATTGGCGCTGCCGGGGCCCCGAGGTGCGCCATGCAGGAAATACACACCGTCCGGCCGCACCCCTGGAAAGGCCGCGATCATGGCGCGGTACACCGCGTCGGTGTGCCATTGATTGACCGCCGAAAACTGGTTGCGCACCCGCAAACGCAGCTGATCGTCGGGCTCAGGATCTGCACCTGGTGCAATCAGCCAGCCATCGGTGTTTACCACCTGGACGATGCCGGCAATGGGCACCGGCAAAATGGCGTAGTAACCCGGGGCCAAGTTGTAGCCGCTGCCGACCTCCTGCGCCTCTGCGGGGACTTCCAACTGCAGCACACCATCGGCAAAGGTCACCGCCTGGGTAGTGACCAACTGGTAAACGTGGCCGTTAATCGCGGCTGATTGCACCTGGATACCGGCGGGAAGCTGCAGCACGCCGCCGGCGACATCACGGGTAAACAACAGCATTCCCTTGGCCCTGGTCGCACCTTTGCGCTCGACGTTGACCGCCCAGGCCAGCATATCCAGCCACTTGTCGCGGGCGGTTTTGACAAAGAAGTTGGGCAGGA